AGGAGGAAATGATTCTAAACACAAACAATTGAGAGAAGCTTATGGGCATCTTGGTAAACCTGAAGCACGTAAGATAAAAAATTATTTGTCAGGAATTCTTAAAGACGCTGAAAGGTATGGTTATGACAGAAGATCAGGAAGAAGAAAAAAAGGCACTAAATAAAAACAGAAGTGACGATACTCCAAGAATTAATCGTGGGGTTGAGTTATTATTAAGAAATAAAAGGAGGATCTCTCAGCCAAAAACTTTCCAAGTGAAAGTTGGTAAAATGATTTCCTTTTTAAAGAGGGAGATTCATTTTAATTTTGAACTTTCACTTGATATTAAAAAGCAAGTAAAAGGGGAGGAGTAAAATGTTAGCAATCACCCTAACACTATCATCAATCATTTCAATTTTATTTCTTTTCGTTGGAGGAGTAATTGGATACTTAGTTAAAGAATATGTTTATGAAAGAAACTCGTGTTACATACCCACACATCCAGAAATGTTTGATGAAAATGGACAAATAATACCAGATGAAATTTTATCAGTGAGGTTTGAAAATGCCCCAGAAGACAACTACGAAGAAGACGTTTAGTGTGGTAAAAAAACTCCCACCTAATCCATTCATTCATGAGATTTTAGAAGTAGTAAGTAAGACAAGAGCAACTACAAAGAAGGTAGAACTCCTTAAAGAGCATAGATCAGATGCATTAACATCAATTCTTATTTGGAATTTTGATGATACTGTAATTTCTATGCTCCCAGAGGGTGAGGTTCCATTTAATAAAAATGAAGCACCTATTGGAACTGACCATACTTCACTTAGGAAGGAATATAGGAATCTTTATCACTTTGTAAAGGGTGGTAATGATAGTCTTTCTAAAACAAGAAGAGAGAGTATGTTTATTCAAATGCTGGAAGGACTTCATCCTTTGGAATCTGAAATTATCTGTTTAGTTAAAGATAAAAATTTAACTAAAAAATACAAAATTACTAAATCTGTTATAGCAAATGCATATCCTGATATTGAATGGGGTGGAAGAGGTTAATTTATGAAAGTAGTTGAAACAGATTGTGATCCTACACTTGCTCAAGATAGAAGTTTACCTAATAATTCATTTTTAGTTGAATACATACAAGATGAAGTAACTCATTTTGATTTAGTTATTTCATCTAAACAAGTTGATGTATTTGATCATTATTATGACAAATATAAAAAAGATTTTGTGTTTATTTCTCAAACTGAGGGCAGAATTAATCCAAGACTTTGGAATTCAAAATTAAATAAGAAAGAAAAATGAATGATAAAGAAATTGAAAATCAAATTAATGAATTAATAAGAGACGAAATACAAGAGATCATTAATGATTATGTTGATGATAAGGAAGAGGTAGAAAGTTCAGGACTTGGATTTGTAGAATCTGATGATGATTTAAAAGTAAACATCAGTACTGATGAAGTTCAAAAACTAATTAAGGAGTATAAGAAAATTAAAAAGAATGAAAAGTCTAATCTTTCTCAAATTAAAAAGTTAGGACTTGTTGACAAGCATGGAAAACCACTTAAATAAATATTAAAAAAAGTATAATATGCTCTCTACAAAATATAGACTCAGACTTGAGTTCATTTGTTCACGCATAGCAAATGGGGAGGAAGTTAATCTTGATGATATGATTTGGGCTAACAAATTAGCAAAATCAAATCAAAGTGCAGCATCTATTTTGAGGAAAGCAAGAAGACAAGCAAGAAATCCAGAAATGAAAGAAGGTGGTTTTGATGATTTTTTGAATCAAATGGACCTTGGGGATCCTGATCCATCTAATCATTCTTTAGGATTTGGTAGTGCTGATGATATTGCTGATTGGTTTTCTCATGAAAAATCAGATGATTGGAGGCAACGTGATTGATGATTATGTCACAGTCACAACATGGGATAAACAATTCCAATGTGTGCGTTATCATTATGTTCATAAATCATCTCCAAATCCAGTAAGAGAAGTAAAAAATTTATTCCCCTTCGAAGAAGTATACGAAAATGCAAGCAGTAATTTATAGTAACGGCAGTCAAGAATGTGAGCGTGCTGGTATGCTCCTTAAAAGTATTCATGAGGATTTCCATGAATACTTCTTGAACGAAGATTTCACAGACAAGCAATTTCATGCAGAGTTTGGTGGCAATGCAGAGTATCCACAGATTGCTATTGGACTCAAGCATCGTGGCAGTTTAAAAGAAACTCTTCAGTATATACAATCTAATAAAATTTTAGGAGATATCTAATGAATAATCTTAATGCTCTCTATGAGGACATGGAGAAATTAAATGCATTATTTGAAGAACTTTGTTGGGATCATGATGATGAATTAGTCTTCACACATGATGGAGAAGAAGTGATCATTTATAATAAGTCTAAGAGAAACAAGTTCTAAATGATACAAATTATATTATTAAGCAGTCTTGACATCTAAATATTGTAGAGTTATAATTACTCTATCGTTCATCAAACCTTTTATGTAAGGTAAGACGCAAGTAAGTCGTAGGAACGGAGCGTTCATCCCATGATAGAATTTCTTTTATATTCATCAATCAGTTGTTCTGATGCCGACAGCATTATGCTAAGGATAAAGAATCATCAAAATCTTAACAATGATGTTAGGGTTGAATTAATTGAGGTTATGAAGGAGTCAAATCCTGATTGTTATTGGGACGCAAACGACTGAAGGAACGGGAAAAAACGGATCCATCGAAAGATGAGAAGGTTAATTTTCACCCAACTTCAGGAGTAAACAAATGAACACACTAAACATAATCAAGAAGCAGATCAACAAAGCATCTGCTCTTCACGACGCACAAATTCTTCACACCTCATATCGTGGTGTTGAGTATGATACCCGTTGTGTAGAGAACAAGGAGTCACATGGCACCTTCTGCTATCGTGGACGCACTTACACCAAGTAATTGCCAAATCAATTGAATAGTGTTATTGTGGGGGGGAAACCTCCCATTTTTTATGGAAAAAGATAAACTCAAATTGATAGTTAGAAACCTGAGACTTTTAGTTGATGCTCTAGAATCTGAGGTTTTTTCTGATGTAGAAGCATACACTAACAAGACTAAATATCAAGCACCTATTGTTGATTATGAAGAAATTTTTGATGATGATGATGGGTATCAAGATTGAGGAGAATATCCATGTATGAAGAACTAGACACATTTGAAAGAGCACTTCAACATTTTGGCACAAGAGTTGAAGTAATTACTTGTTTAGAAATAAGTAAAAGAATTTCATCAGAGGATGCTTATCAACAAATTAAAGTAGAACTCAA